AAGTACTACCAAAAAGCATATGATCAAGTTGCTGAATGTGTAGCAAATGGTCAAAAAGAGTACATGGCTAATATGCATAATGCATATAGAGATGCTACTGAAGCACAGTTTGGTCTTACTCATAAGCAATTTGCATCATCTTATACGATTGTTGCTGTTGAAGATTATGTCGAACCAATGATTACTAAGACTGGCATCTGCCCAGGTACTGGTAAAAAAATCACTGTAACTGAGGGAATCAATACTCCTCACTACATGTCAACTCTTTCAGAATCATACTGGAGTGCATAAAAAATGTTTGCCAAAAAATCAGCAAAAAACGTTATGACTTACTCAGCAAATGATGTTTGGGCAGTAGCATGTAAGGCTCAACGTCTAAACAAAGAGTACATTAAATTTGTTCCTGAAGGGTCTAAAAAAGAAACTAACCGTGAAATCATGTATCGTCTTTTAGAAGAAGGTTCAAAGCATTTAACTGTTGCTGATAAAAATGAAGGCGTCAAAGTACGTCAGCATTATCAAGCAATGACCTTTAAGTTATTGACTGATGATTATGTGAGTGAGTTTGATAAGACTGCAATGGCTATTGCAGACAGAGACCTGCTCGATAGCAAATTAGATATTGCTATTATTGCTAGTCTGCCCTCAGCATACACAAGAGCCAATGTTCGTAAAGTTCAAGACCAAGAGATTGCTCAAGCAACTACAGACAAATCGATTGGCAAAGTCAAAGACAGAGTTGACCTTAAAGTCACTGTATTAAGAAGTTTTCTTTCTCATAAATGGAATTGCTATTTTATAACAGCAGTTACCGAAAATGAGGAAGTAGTGTTTTTTGGATCATCTAAAATTAATTCCAAAATTGGCGACATTTTAGATATTCGAGGCACAGTTAAGAGTCACCGTTCAGACGATAATGGAATGGTTACTCAACTTAATAGAGTTCAAAAAATAGAGGTAAAATAATGAAAAATTTAATAATTGGGTTTATTCTAGGGTATCTAATATGTACATATGTATTGTTAGGACCTCAAGGTGTTTCTGATACTATCATGCAGTCATTAGCAACGGCTCAAGTTTGGGGAGAAAACGCTATACTTTGGATACAAAATTATACTCCAAAGGCTTGACATCATGGCTGACTGGCTGTATAATAGTAGTATATTTAGGAGACACATATGAGTGCAAGTTGGATACATAAGTTAAACGAAAGCAATTCAAAACTTCACAAACAAGATGTTTTAACACAGGCATTAGAGGCTGCCACATTAGGCAGTGATAATGCAGATACGTTTTTAAAACTTGCTGGCATGTGTTACAATCCTTACGTCACCTTTGGTGTCAGAAAAATCCCAGACAATCAGGAATCAGATAGAGAATATTCTAATCCTTGGAATGAGTTCATTGCTTTACTAGAAGAACTTAAAGAACGCAAGTTAACAGGTAATGCGGCTATCGATGCAGTAGCAAAAATGTCTCTGCAATTTTCTAGTGATGAATGGAATAACTTTTGTGCTCCAGTCATTCGTAGAGATTTACGTGCAGGCTTCTCAGTTGCTACAATCAACAAAGTTTGTAAGAAGACTGACTATGAAGTACCAGTCTTTAAATGTCAACTTGCTACTAACTCAGAAGGCAGACCTGAAATGTCAGGCACTAAAAGACTTGAGCCTAAATTAGATGGCGTTAGAGTTCTGATGGTAGTATCGTTTGAGCCAGGTATGTATGATCATCCTGAGCCAGTCGCAACATGTTACAGTCGTAACGGAAAAATCTTTGAAAACTTCACACACATTGAAGACCAAGTAACTACTAATGTAAGAAAAATCATTACACTATTAGGCAATGAAATTGGCAACTGCACTAAGGGTTTTGTATTTGATGGTGAAGTTGTTGGAGCATCATTCAATGAATTAATGAAACAAGCACGTAGAAAAACTAATGCTAAATCAGATGATACAGTATTTCATGTATTCGATGTTATGCCATTAGCAGACTTTCAACGTGGACATTGCAATGCACAATTTAGAAAACGTGTTACAGCAATGAATAACTTAGCACCTCTCTTTACTGATCTTAGTTCGTTAGAAACTATGTCTCATATCATTGTTGATTTAGACACAGAAGAAGGCAACAAAGAACTTAAGAGATATGCTAACGACATGGTCAATGCTGATTTTGAAGGCATTATGATCAAAGATTTAGAAGCACCTTACGAGTGTAAACGTAATCTCTTCTGGATGAAATGGAAGCCAACTATTACTGTAGACTTAGAAGTTGTAGAACTTGAAGAAGGTACAGGCAGAAATGAGGGCAGATTAGGGGCATTAGTTTGTGAAGGCACAGACGATGGCAAATTTATAAAAGTAAATGTTGGTTCTGGCTTTTCTGACAGCGACAGAGATTCATACTGGGAAGCAAAAGACGAAGTAATTGGTCAGACTGCTGAAGTACTTTGTGATGTGATTAGTCAAAACCAAGATGGCACATATAGTCTACGATTCCCAAGATTCGTAAGATTTAGGGACGACAAATAATGAATATAGAAATAGGAAAAACTTATCAAGTAAGTAACAAGTACAAAAAGTCTTACGTTGAGTATGAGTATCTTAAAAACTATGACACCGATGATGTTGTGTGCATAGCAACAGGCTGGAGAAGTGGTAACTGGTTTGTCACTCCACAAGAGGAACATGAAGTCGAACTTTTAGTCGAAGCAATGGCTGACGATTTTGAAGATGAGTTGGAGATGAATACTTTCTCTGAAGCAGAAATGATTGACTCATGGGACGGCTGTTGGGACGATTGGGACTGGTCAGGTTTCAAGTCTAAAGAAGACGAAGAACTAGAAGAATTTATAGAAGAAGTACAAGACGAAGGCGAGTGCTATCTTTTAGATAACGGCTTTGATACTGATGAATGTATCAGTGTCTTTCAAGGCCAAATAATAATAGAACCAAAGGTAGAAAAAGTTTCTAACGATCTACCTGATCTATCAATCATCGAAGACGCAGTTGAGGAACTACGAATAGATATTGAAGGCGAATAATAAAGGAGAATAATATGCAAATAGATACAGAAACAAAAGAAATCATGTCCTTAGCGGACGTGCTACCATCACAACCAGGAGATGGCGACTATATTGATAGTGATAACGGACAATGTTGTTGTGGTGAATATCAATGCAAAGAAGAGTATATTCATTGGACATCAGGATTCTAATATGGCTAAAGTAATTCATGCAACGATGTCTGAATGGCATCAAGTACAAAGAAAATATGCACTAGAAATTGATGTTGCATATTTAAAAGATTTATTTCCAAATGAATCTGACGAAGACATTCAACAGATGTTTGATGATCTTGCATCTGGGAACTTACTTGTTGAGGACCTAGAAGACTTAGGTTACGAAAAGAATGGAAATGATTTTTATGGCATGGACTGGGACTACCAAGACGAAGACGATTGGTGGACTATGAGAAAGGGCGGCTTTGATGTTACTTATGATCAAGAGGTAATAGATAAAGCAGAGCCTCTATCTAAAGATGAAGAGTTTAAAAAAAATGTTGCTGATGCTAAAGATGCGTTTGAAGAATGGGACGCCATGCAGAAAGACATTCAATTAAATGATTACTCTACTAAATGAGTAACCTTCCCCATATCCCTGAGGGATTAGTAGGCACAAAACATACTTTCCCAGACGGTGATTCCATTATGATTTTTGAAATCAAATTAAGGGATAGGTTGATTGAGGGCGAGGGCATAGAAGGAATAACACCTTATATCATATATGAGATTCAACAAGGTCCAGGAATTCCTAGAAGATTAACAATGTCATACAATGAATTTCTTCGCACCTATGGTCATTTATTTCCTGCTATGTCTGGTACACAAGAATAGTTGTATTTTAGCCCATGAAACGTGCTAAATACTATGACGAAAGCATAAATGCAAAGGAACCCAAAAACATGAAGGCGAATTTATTTATAGCCTGGCTGACTTTATTGACAGCACTTACTATAAGTGGTGTAGCAATTTACTATTCAGTATCAGGCCTAGCCGCAATATTCTCAGCGGCTGTTATCCCTATTATTATTATGGGAGGTGTGCTAGAGGTAAGCAAACTCGTTACAGCAGTTTGGTTACATAGATTTTGGGGCATTGCTACCTGGTGGCTAAAGACTTATTTAAGCATTGCTGTTGTAGTATTAATGCTTATCACATCTATCGGCATCTTTGGATTCTTATCTAAAGCACATGATACTGCATCTGGTAATGCGACAGAAGCCATTGCAACTGTAACTAGAATCGATGGACAGATTGCTAGAGAAGAAAACAGAATTGAAATACTTGAAGACCGTATTAATGGACTACAGTCTGGTGAAGGGTTTGATGTATCTAGTTCTATTTCTCAACAACAAGAAATTATTAGTGGTGCAAGAGGTGCAGTACAAGCCGATATCGATTATAACCAAACACAGATTACTGCTATCAATGAAAGATTAGACAGAGACTTAGAAGCATTAGAAACTTCTTTAACAGCAGATATCCAAGTACAAACAGATAAACTTGTACCCTTAGATGACCTCGTAGCCAGTTATAGAGACGAAGAAGATACTGGATTTATTAATAGAACAGATAACAGAGGTGAGGCTGAACGAGTCTTACAAGAACAGAAACCAGAACGTGATGCTATTGCCGCAGAAATCAATAGACTTAGAAATAGTGCAAGGGACAGAGAAGCAGAGTTGCGTAGAGAAGCCTCAGTCGCAGTTAGAGAAGCACAAGGTAACATCAATGACTATCGTGCCCAAACACAAGAAACAGTCGATGCCGCTACAGCAGAGATCAATCGTTTAAGAGAACAATCTAATTCATCACAAGATGATGACCTTGAGCAGATAGACGAATGGAACCTTACAATTGATGGTATCTATAATACTATTGATAGTCTTAGAGACGAGAAGTTTGAATCAGAACAAGCAGTTAGATTAGTTGAGAGTGAAGTAGGACC